CCGCGCCCCCAGATAGCCAGCCCCGGCACTGGCCGCCGTCATCGCCAGTCCGGTGCCGCGCATCCTGCCGGCGATCTCTTTCGCGCGGTCATACTGCATGCGCGCCTGCGTGGCCGCCGCGAGCTGGCGACGTTCACGCTCAAGGGTCTGGTTATATTGCTCGGTTCGGCGAATGGCGCTGGCAATGGTCTGACTACCGCCCGCAAGGGAAACGCCGTGGCGACGGAGCACCTCGGAGGCTCCCCGGAGGCTTTCGGTCTCTTTATCGCGCCGGACTTTAAGGATCCAGCTTCGCCGCGAGATCGGTCATCTGCTGGCGCTGCTTATCCGTCAGCGTCGCACCTGACCGCTGGGCCTGCTTCAGTCCTTCCAGCGTGCGGGTGGTGTCGTCGATAGTGCGGGAGGTTTTTTTCACGCTGTCGCGCAGACGGTTGAAGGCGGCAGACTGCCGCTCAACCTCTTTGATTGAACCCTGCGTCTGCCTGAGGGAGTCCGAAAGGCCGCCAATCGCTTTACTGGCGGCACTGACCGGGCGGGTGAGCTTATCAATGGCACTGAACGCAACGCGAATACTAAGATCCATCGTCGTCATCCTCCTGTTCATGGTTACCGCTTCTGATGGCCGCCTTTTCGCGCCAGGCCATCAGCTCGCGCAGCTCCATGCCGTACATCTCGGAGGGCGGCCAGTGAAAAATAACTGCAACGTCGGCGATCAGATCGTCGACCTCAGAAAATACCGCCTCTCTTATTCGCTCCCCGTCTCCGCCACGTTCGGTACGGACGGCGCCGGTTTCGTCAAAAAAGGCGTGATCTCTTCACAGAGCGCGGTGAAGTCACCGGTTGCCAGCGCGGCAATTTCGGCGCTGGTCAGCTGCGGACTGGTGGTGCGCGTCAGAAGGGTGGAGACCGCATCAAAGTCGAAGTTCAGCACATCAACCAGACGCAGACCGCGCAGCGATCCCGCCTGTTTGATGGTGTCGGTGATAGTGATGGTGATAATTTCCTGATCGCCGCGCTTAACCGGCTTACTGAGAGTAACGGACATAGCATTTTCTCCGGGCGGCCAGCAGGCCGCCTTAAAGGTGAGTAAAAAGGGTTATCAGCTGCCGAGGCCCAGCGCCGACATAATGCGATCCGGGTAGAGATTCTCCCCGTTGCGCTTGTAGATAAAGTTCAGCAGGTCGATTTCCAGCAGCGGCTTATCGTCCACTGAAAGCTTGTAGTAGGTGTTTTTGATGGCGTAGGTGTGGTTGGTATCATCACCTTGTTTCGCATCACCCGGATCGATTTCGGTGATGCGCCCACGCATCTCAACTTCCAGCAGTGAGCTGGTACCGCCACTATATATCTCGCCAGCAAAACGCAGGCGCACTTCGTCGATATCGCCGCCATACTTCAGGATCAGCGCCTCGACCACACCGCCGACTACCATTGATGCGTCCAGCGCCCCGGAGTCAAGACCCAGATCTACCGCCACCGAACCGACCATACCGCCGCCCTGGTAGTCTTCCGTTTTCCGGGTGAGTTTGGGGAGCGTGACACTGGGTACTTTTCCGATATAGTTTTCCCCGTCAACAAAGAGGGTAAACAGTCGGAGTTTTTTAGGGATCGCCATTATTCACCCCCGAGCGATGCGAAAGCAGATTCGTAATACTGATCGGTGAAAGTCTGGATCATCGTCAGATCTTCCAGTGGCGGCACCGGGCTGTAGTTGTAGCGCACCACGGCTTTACCCTGGCGAATACCGGTCACCGGGTTATCGACGATATCAAACCAGCACGCTGCGCCAATCAGCTTGCCAGCGGTAACCAGCGCCTGAAGTTTGGCGTTAATGCCGCTCACTACGTCTTTCACGTTGGCAGGTGTCAGCGGGGTATCCACGGTGGTGAACTGCGCTTCAGCGATGCTGTCCGCCAGAATCTGCGCGGTTCGCGTGTACACCTCGAAGATATATTCTTCGGTGTCGGTGGTGCGGTTGCCCCAGAAGCGGAAGCCATCGCGCTTAATCAGCGTGGTGATCTCGTTGGCGTTCAGCTCGTTGGCGTCGGAATCCTCCGCCTGAAGCGCCCAGAACACATCTTTCGAAATCCCCAGCACATTGCTGACTTCAACGTTAGACAGTGATTTATGCCAGCCCTGTTCGTTGTCGATAAGCGCCCGAAGACCCAGCGCGTAGGCCACGGCGGGAAATTCTTCATTCACGCCGGTCAGTGGGTTGTAGGCGATGAAGTTAGGCCAGATCAGCATGCCTTCACGCTCCGCAAACGTCTCGCGGTAGGTTTTCGCTTCCGCAATGGTGTCGCAGCCATGGCAGTAGCTGTACGAAAACGCCCGCAGCTGCTTCGCGATAACCCGCAACTGTGCGGTCACTTCGGCAGTGTCATACTCCGGCACGCCGAGAATGCGCGGGCGATAGCCCGTTTTCTGCTCCGCCGTCAGGAAGGCAAACATCCCGGTGTAGCTGCCGTCAGCCTGTGTGCCGCCGATAATCAGCTGCGACTGCGTCGGCTCATCTTCCCCGGCCTTAGCCTCAGCAACGCGCACGACGATCACGCGGGTGCTGACCTGGTCAGAAATAGCTTTCAGCGATTTATACAGAGAGCCGGTTTTACCTGCCTTGCCGAGTACGCTGATAACCCGCGTCACAAGCACCGGTGTGTTAAGTGGAAAAGCGAGAGGGTCGGCGTCTTCGGCTACCGCGACCAGACCAATGACCGTTGAATCAATGTCATTGATCGCGGTCTGGAGGTCGGTATTTTCCTTGACGCGCGCCCCGTGAAAAAAGTTGTCGGTCATACTCTACCGCCATCATGTTGAGTGAGTTCGCGGTCATCTTCGCCGGGATAGCGGGCCGCTGTCGTGTCTTCAGGGTTGTGACCATTCCGTCACAACAAAAAGCCATCGCCAGTATCGCGCGCGCATGAAACCATCAACGGCGGGGGAATGCATATGGCACTGACGACAGACACTATCGACAAAGCAAAAGCGCTACTGGATGAAGGGGCCCAGCGCTTTCAGGAATATCAATCTGAACTGTCGCGCGTACCGGCCTTCAGTATCCTGATGGGCGGCAAAGCACTGACGCAGCTTGATCCGCGCATTATTTCGCTGGAGCTGACGGACAACCGCGGATTTGAGGCCGATGAGCTGACCATTGCTGTCGACGACAGCGACGGACTGATCGAACTGCCGCCGCGCGGTGCTGAGTTGTCGGTGTCTCTGGGGTGGCAGGGCGAACCGCTGGTTTACAAAGGGGTTTACACCGTTGACGAGGTCGCCCACTCCGGGCCGCCGGACAGGCTGGAGATAACCGCCCGCAGTGCGGATTTTCGGGACGAGTTTAACGTTAAGCGCGAGGTGTCCTGGCACAACGTGACGGTCGAGCGGATTGTGTCGGCCATTGCCCGACGTTACAAGCTGACGCCGGTGATTTCAGAGCAACTGATGAGCGCCGAGATTGACCACGCCGACCAGACCCAGGAAAGCGATATGTCATTTCTGACGAGGATGGCCGACCTTCTGGGGGCTATCGCCACCGTCAAAAACGGCAGTCTCCTGTTTATCCTACCGGGTGGTGGCATCAGCGCGAACGGCAAAGCCCTGCCGCAGTTTGCGATCACCCGCTCAAGTGGCGACCGGCATTCGTTCCGCATCGCCGACCGTGACGCCTACACCGGCGTGCAGGCGTACTGGCTGGATCTGGAGTTCGGCAAAAAGAAAAAGGTTACCGTCAAGGAGCGCAAGAAAAAGACCGAGAACAAGCCGCGAAGCAGCGCAAGGGAAGGGGATTATATCGCTGGTGAAGATGGTAATGTTTTTGTGCTGCGGACAACCTTCAACAATGAGATTGCCGCCCAGCGAGCCGCTGCGGCGAAGTGGCAACAGCTCAAACGCGGCGCCGCCGAATTTAATATGACGCTGGCCTATGGCCGCGCAGATCTGTACCCGGAGATGCACGGCACGGTATCGGGTTTTAAAACGGATATTAATAATCAGGACTGGATAATTGCGAAGGCCACGCACACGATCGACGACGGCGGATTTAAAACGCAGCTGGAGCTTGAAGCGAAAATACCTGAATGGATTGCAGAAAGTGAGGGTTAGCGGCCATAATATGACCGAGTTCAACTCCCGCCCGGGAGGCCATCATGTTCAAGTGTCCCATTTGCGGTGCCGTTGCCAAAACGCGCACCAGTCGCCCATTGAGTAATACCACCGTACGGCATTATCACCAGTGCCAAAACTTTGAATGCAGCATCACTTTTACCACACTGAACAGCGTTGAAAAGCTGGTCACAAAGCGCGGCCATCGCGAAAAGTTGCCACCTGGCTTTATCCCCTCAGATGCGTTCCCAGCCTCGCATTACGGCAACGATCAGCTTAGTTTTGCTATATAAAATAGCCCCTCTATGAGGGGCTGAATAATTTATTGTTTGGGAGGTAGATCCTTGCCGCCGTATGGCGGCTTGCATCGCTTAATTCGAGATATTGCCAACCTCCAACCCATAATAAAGCCATGTCTACGTAAGCAAGAAATGGCATAGGCTGAGCAAGAGGGATGATACCTGCATCGCTGTCTTATTGAGTCAGGTGCTATCGCACGATAAACATAAATCACTCGAATGCTTAACCATGCAAGCATTTACACCTCTTGGCGGAATGTGATCACATAGTAATTAACAGGACCAATCTGCTTACCACCAAACAGACTGCCGCATCCAGGTTGCTCTTGCACACCAATACTGTCAATGCGCTGAAACTCCCAACCATCTTGAGCCATCTCATTAACAACGTTTTCTAGATATACAGCTGCCGCGCTGTCCTTGCTTACCTTTTTTGCATTAACGATAACGTTTGGTGGGATTTGAACCATTTTATATTTATACAT